GGAGCTGTGTTGTAAAAGTCAAGGTATGAAAAGATACCAGAACTCAAAGATGTAATATGAGCCATTTATTTATTCTCCGTATACTTTAAATGGAATTATATATTGCGCTCTGTATAGAGACTGATTAGCTGGGTCTAGCCCTTCTACATTCATATAAGATGTTCCAAACTCTGTATTGTTAGTTAGCGTTTTATTTTCAAAAAAATCATCTAATATATCTGATATTTGCATAGGTCTTGTTTGACCTTCTCCTGCTTTTACGAAAATTCTTATCATTAACAAACCTTTTAGCTCTTTATCCCCGCCGTAAGCAAGGTATTCAGATGCGCTTGGCAGTACGCTAAATCTTAAGAATTCGTCACTATTAGAAATAGTTCCCTGATAGTTTTCTGGGTAGATTGCTATATTATTAGAAATCCACGAAGAGGAAGCAAATATAGAATTGATATCTGAAAGTACATTGTGAAACATATCAAGGCTCCTTCGTTAAAGTAGCTTCGATAATGAAGTCATTGTCAATATGGTCAGTAATATTATAAACAGTTGAACCTACAGTTAGAGTATCATAAACAGTAAGATCAACTCCTGACTTAAGAATAGCTTTATAATTAAAACCATCTCCTGCAGGTCTTTCTGAGGATTCTATGATAACTTTTACTGCAGATGATGTAGTAGTACTTACTGTTTCGTCTGTAGCAAAATTGTAACCAGAAACCGCTTTTGTAGACAAAGTAGCGTCTTTAACAAGATCACCTGCTTTTAAAAAAGCTTTATTGACAGCTGCAGTTACCTTTGCCGATAAGGACATTAGTTAGCCCTCCACCATGAAGAGCCAAGCCCTTCTACGCTCCTGCGTATTAAATGCCTTAAAGGTTTTTTAACAATGCTAGGAGTGATAGACATTCTTGTTACATCACCGTTTGTGTCAGATAGTTTAATACTACCGATGCTAATACTTTCAAAAGTTTGAACAGTTTGCGCTAACAAGTCCTCATTATTTAATAGGTGTAATGCTTGTTCGTAAACAGCAACCTTAATTTCTTTCGGTATTTCAGTATCCGTAAACTTAATGTTAAGATTAAGTCTTGGATTGTAATGATCCGTGTTTTTACGAGGCCATGCAAGAGCTTGGGAAGAACTAACAGCGGAGCCAATCCAAGAATGATTGTCTATCAGCTGAGTTGCCGTTACCAGAGCGTCTTCCTTCAACGTGTCTGCCGCCGTAGTCCAACTGTTATTGTCTATGCGGGTGTCAAAGTAGTCGTTTGCCTCTGCTAGCGTCACATAGCTATTAGCAGTGGTCGATGTACCACTGGTATATGAAACAAAAGCCATTAGTCCCTCCTAATTTTATTATGAGTGGAAGATAGGCAGAATACCCAAGTTAAGTGCGCTCATTTTACGAGTCCAAGAAGCAGCTGCAGCGTAGTTAGCGTTAGTTGCAAAGGCATTCGTTGCGCCTGACCAGTCATATCCCATTGGATGCATAATAAATCCATAGCGATACCATACGTTTGTAGAACCACCGCCTGTATAGGATGCTGCATTACGATCAACTTCGACCGGAGTTGGAACACTTACAGGAGCATATGTCATAGCTGCTGGCTTAATCAAGAAAGAACACTTTGTTGATTGAGCATTCAAATCGCCTGATGATGCACCAGAAATCATTTGGTTAGCACGAGTCATTACCAAGCGGAACTTTCCACCAAACACTGTTTGGAATTCAAGGTTTCCGTCTTGTACGCGAGTTTCATCAACAAGGTTTGCTGCACGCATTTCTGCCATTACTTCTGGTGAAGTTACCAGATACATGTAGTCTGGTTCGTAGTCTTTGAATCCCATTCCAAGAGCTTTAAAGAGACGTTCACCACGGGCTGCACCTGTTGCCGTTGAGTCAAACAGTGCGCGTTGATCTGAAGAACTTGTAGCCGCTGCTCCAAACTCTCCGAGGGCGTTAATGTCTACAAAGTGTCCATTTCCAGCGGTATCACCATCTGTGTCAAACGCGATGTAACCACCGTTGCCGCTTCCACCAAGATCTCCTTTAGTTACTTCACTAAGAGCAACCCCTTTTAAGCATGAAAGAAGAGCGTTACCTTCATCATCTGCACGAACTTGTGCAAAGTCACGGGCGATTTTTGCCAAACCATCTTGACGAGAGATAACTTCTTGCAAGTTTACCTGTTGAGCACCAAATGTACGAACAGTTTTGATGTAATCTGCAATATCAGTCGTGATGTCAGTATAAGTACCGTCTGTAGCACTTGACAATGACGCCACGTTAATATTTGCAGCAAGTGGTTTGTAGTAACGGAACTGACCAATAAATGATTCGCCAGTTGCATTAATGTCGTCGCGCTGACCTACAATACCTGAAGAATTAAGCTTCTTTTCAGTAGTGTAAGCTTCGTCTGAATAAGCAGAGATAGCCAGCGCCACATTTTGAAAGTCTGTATTTGTAATAGCCATTCTATTATTTCCTTATATATAACTATTTTATTAGTAATTAAAATTCCCTAGCTGGCCTTTAGCAGCAAGATTTAAAACTTCCTGCGTAGACATCTCAGCTAAAGATTTCTTTGTATCAGTATTGGAAATTCCTGAAGGATTTGAAATTCCTGCACCTGAGTTAGCCTTAACTCGGAACAAAAATGAATTTTCTTCGTTGTTTGAGTAAGACACTACAAAATCTTGAATGTTAGAACCAGATGATTTGTGAATCCAACTGCCGTTTTCATTCTGAACAAGTTGCTCGACAATATCACGATAAGCTAATTGACGACTACGCTCATTACGAAAATCTAAACCAGCCAAAGCAGAAGCAACAACGTTGTCTCTGTTTAGTTTAGTATTTTCTTCTTGAGACACTTTAAGTTTTGCTTCAAGATCTGCAATTTTCATTTCAGATAATTCTTGAAGTTTTCCTTCTTCTTCTAGCCGCCGCATTGTTTCTTGTTTTCGTTGTTGTTCAATTTCAGCAGCCTTTTTAAGAGCTTCGTCTCTTTCTTTAGCCATTCGATCCATGTTAGATTTCATTTTAGACAATCTTTCTTGGACTTGTTGTTCAATCGGATCAACATCGTCAGATGATTTTTCTTGAGCTTTTATTTCTTCAAGATCCTCTTGAGCACTTGTATCTATTGTTTCTACTTCTTCAATTTTTGTTGTATTTTCTTCACTCATAATTTTTCCTTTCAAGCACAGCTTGAGATTAATGTTTAATTTAATTCACAGAATTAGTATTTATTTTAGGTCACAGGCTATTACAAATATCTATGGCCCTATACCATACCAGTCTTCTCCGTCTTGAATTGGAGCTAGTATGTCTTTTCTAGTTATTTTATTATCAGGGTCAATTAACCCTTGTCTTTTAGCTTCGTTAAGAAGCCTTAAGTAAGTTCTATAAGACATACCTTCTTTGCGCATTTGTTGAAGGGTTCTTCTTATAGTGTTGCCGCCTAGAGCATCTGCATAGATGGTTCTAAGAGCATCTTTAGCCTTTTTTGCATCACTTATATTAGTGAAAAAAGCATCATGGATAGTAGCGGTTTGTATGTTATTTTTTCTACCCCATAGGTGAAATCTTCTAACAATAACCGCATCATTGCTATGATTACCATTTACTCCTAATCCAATTCGAGCGTCACTTAATGAGGCCTTGCCTTTAAGCTTTCCGTCTTCGGCGCTCGATTCATAAATGTTAGCAATTCTTCTGTTAGTTATCGGATCTACAAACTCTATTCTTTCTTGCTGTTTAACCCGATACCGCTGTCTCATTATTTTTCCGTCAAATGTTACCCAAGGAATATCTACCTTTTTAGTTTCTGTAACGTATGCTACGGCAACATCTTTCCAGTAATTTATAAAGTTGTCTGTTACTGGCGCTCTTTGCGCTAGATTTTTAGACATTATTCTTGATATTTCCGAAAACTCTTTAGGACCAATTATGCCTCGTCTAGCATTAGTTAGCTTAGAAACAAAGTCACCAACGTCTGGATGAATATCTTGAGCTTGTTTTAATAATGCTCGACCAACAGGCTCGTTTTTGTTTATAAGATCTACTAGTTCTTTTTTAAAAAGTCCTAATTCTTTAACTGTGTTTTCTGCGCCAAGCCTTTCAGCTACTTTTATTTTTCCATCAATTATCCTAATGTTTTCTGACAAATTTGCTTTAGTTACTGTTACGAAGTCTTTCTCATCAAGAACTTTAGAAAGTTTATTAGCAACGTTAGCAGTCTTAGTGGCGGTTCCAGCACCATAGAAAGACACCATGTTCTGAGACTTAGCTGCTTTTGCGAGATCTTCCCACGTAAGATTAGCATCTCGTAATGCAGGTATTTTAAGAAATTCTGAATCATTTACAGTATCCATCGCTACTAAGTCATAAAGCCTATTTTTTTGTCGAGTAGCTAAGACGTTAGATGCTAGGGAAACGGCGCGATCTCCTGTAGAAAGCCCGATTATTTGAGCACCGGAAGAACTAGCATCATTTTCTATCATTAATCTTGTAGAATAAGAAGCTAACGGTCTTCCAGATTTTAAGTGATTATCTATTCTGGCATATTCTAAAGCGAGTCTTGCCATTTTAGCTACTTCTGGCCCCTCTAACCCCCTTATAAGAGGATCTTCTAAGAATTCTCTTATTCGCCTATCTCTTTGAGTTTTTGAGAGTATAGTATTTCCTAAGTCAATTATTTTTTGTTTATTTCTGTTAAATATAGCTCGTCTTCCAGACTGAGTTAGCGCCTCAGTTCCAGGTCCAATTAACGCTCCGATTTGAATTTGAAGTTCATCAAGAGCATCTTCAGTTATTGCAATTGCTTTTCCAGAATTAAGAAACGGTCTTACTACTTCACCTCCGGTTGGAGTTAAGTAGCCTCTGTGATATACCCGACCTCTTGAATCTATAAAGGCAATAGTTTTAAAATTTTTGTTTCTTTGAACATGGTATTTTGCTGTAGCCATTAGCCCATAGCCTTGCTCGCCGCGTTTTAAAATCTCATGCCTAAATTCATTTATACTGTCAAAATATTGAGATCTACCTCTAGGATCTCTAAATCTAACAAGATTGTCCATAAAAGTAAAAAAGTCATTATCTACTGAATATTCAACATCCATTACATGATTTAACATAGAAGCCATTTCTCTATCTATTTGATTTGCATCATAGTCAGCAAATTTATCTCTAGATATTAAAGGAAGTCCGGTATCGTTTCCTCGAGCGTCTACGTAGGTTTTCTTTCCTGCTTTTACATAAAGCCTGTCTCTGTCGGACGTTACTCCTAGTCGTCTAGATATAGTGACTCTTCTTTCAGCTTCTTGAAGTTTTAATAAGTCCTTGTCTATAACCAAGACTTCTCTTGATATAGTGTCTCCCCAACCTCCGGAAGCTCGCCCTGTGTCAACATCAAGAACTCCTCGTCTTGTTTTACCCCTAAACCCTATTCTAATAAGTCCTTGGTCTTTCATAAAATCTAAAAGATTGCTTCCTTGTTTATGATAGTCAGATAATGATGAAGTTATAAAAGGAAATACTTCTTCAAAATCTTTAGAAAACATTTTTCCAATATTTATTGCTAAACTGTCATAATCAGTAGATTGACCAGAAGCAACTAATTTCATTGCCTTAGTTATAGCCTCGAGTGCTCTTTGCTCAATAAATGCGGATTTAGGTTTTTGTTTAGCATACAAAAATTCTAAATCTACTATTCGTCGATAAGCTTCTCTATTTTGAGAAAGTATTCTTGTTATTAGCGAATCAGAAACCTTGTCTAAGTTTTCGTAACCTTTTAAAAGCTTATCTAAATTTGGGTTCTTTTTTCTAAAATTTTTAATTATATTTTTACGATTAATAGCATTACTAGTATAACGAGCAAAAAATAAACGCATAGGCGTTCTGCCTTTAAAGTAGGCTTTTCTAGCTAGCTTTACACCTTGAGTAGCTCTCCAATTATCTATAAACCTTTGATCTGAAAGCTGTGTTGCTTGTATTTTAGCAAGATCATAATACTTACCCATTATTTGAACTTTAGGCGTATCTGAAGAAAGATAGCTTATAAACATTTCTGATCTTCTTCTAGATCTTGTATCTAACAATCTAGAAACGTTTTGAACAGCAAATCTATTTTCTGCTCTTAATACTGCAGCAACGTCATTCCAAGGCTTTTTATCTCGAGCGTATCTTTCAAACACAACTCTCATATTTTCTATGACAACTGTTTGTTGATTAACCGAAATCTTATCATCCAACCCTGCTGCAACACTCTCTATAAAATCTTTTTCGTCTTTAGACAACAACTTTGAATTTCTCATAAAGTCTATTCGTTCTTGGTACAAATTAAAGTCTGGATCGTATATATTGTTATTTTTTATTTCACCAGTCAATGGATCTGCGCTAAAATTTCTTTCATCAAACTCGTTACCTGCTCGCCTTCTAGATGCAGTTTTACCTGCTAGGCTAGTACCCTTGTAATCTGTTAAAGACATGGTTTTTGAATAATCGTCTGAATCTAACAAAAACAATTGTCTAATTTTAGATTTTTCATCAGCCGATTTTATCATTAAAGCTGGCCGCTTTGCCTGTATGCTTACGTCTCTTTCTCTGAGAGTTTGCTTTGGAGCATAGATTGCAGTAAGATTGCTAGCTCGATTTCTAAGAGCCTGTATAGAAAGCGCTATTCCTTTAGGAGTAACAAATTGATCTGCTTTTAGCTTTCCTTCTCTAAAAAGATTAGCTTGTTCCATTCCTCCAAGAAGTTTAGATTGGATATCAAATTTTTGTCTTTTTAACCAAGCTCCGTAGGTTTCTATTTTAGGAGAAATTCCAGATAAAGATTCTTCTTTAACAGAATTTAAATTAGTTTTACTTAGTCTATTTGTATTTTCCGCTTTAAGTTCTTCTTTAGATTTTAAAACAGGAATTAAAGAACTTCTACAATTCCAGTGCAAAGGCGGCGTAAATCTTTTATCATCAACATCATAAACTTTTCCGTTGTGATATGTGCAAATTGGACTTGTTCTGCTGTCGAGAACAGCGGTAAAAACATAACCTTTAACTACGTGAGAATTAGCTTCTGTAACTTTTTTAAGAGCAGCAGTCTGTGTGCTAGTTATAGAAGTTCTAGTTAAAGTTTTTGCTTGATGTTCGGTTAATTTAGTAGTTTTTAAAACATCTTCAATGATTTCTTTTTGAGACGCTCCTCTCGCTAAACCACCTTTAACTTTTGTTTGTATTCTAACAAGTTCACCTGCAGAAATATTTCTTACATTTTCAGTAACAGTTTTAACACCTTTTATATTAGAGCCTGTAATTTCTGCTAAAAGTTCTTTTGCTTTAGGCCTATTTACTTTGTAAAATTTTCTTAAATCCTTATTAAGATTGTCAGTATAAAAATCAATTTGGGATGTAGAAAATTCTTTTAAAGAATTTACTTGATGCGTTAACATCTCTCGACCAAACCTATTTACCTCTGAAGTAACATCGTCTGTAATTCTTTGAGATAATATATCTCTTAATTTTTTTCGATGTCGGCCTAATATTCTCCTGTTTTGAAGTTGAATTCCTTCTTCGTATAATCTTACATCAGTCATGTGATCAACTATACGATCGTAAATTTTTAAATTAATATCCATCTAGTACTCCATTGAGTAGTAAAATGTTAACCCACCTTATTTAGAAATTTTGCTATATTATTAACAAAAGGTAATAAAGAAATAGCCATTAGCAGGTTCATTCCGGTGTGGGCAATTGCTATTCTAAGCGTGTCTCCTTTTGGGAGACCATCTGAAACAAATAATCCTGCTAGCCATATAGTGCCAGTCGTGCCAATATTTGCACCTAAAACTGCAGCTACTGCCGCTGGCAAAGGGACTACTCCAGAAGCTACTAAAGCAATTATTGCTGTTGTAGATAGAGAGGAAGATTGCCAAAGTAATGTTAAAACTATTGCGCCAAAAAACATATAAATAGGATTTGCAGTAAACCATTGTAGATGTTCTATGTTTCCTAAAGACTTCATGCCCCCTGAAAACATTTTTAATCCTATGTAAAATACTATTAGACCTACTACAATTTGGAGATAATTATTTTGAAAAATTTGTATATAATAATTCATTAGTTTTTATTCTTCAATCGATAAATTATTATTTAAATTAGTTTGAACTGCTAAAGGATCTGTCTGGATTTCTTCGATAGCCTCTTCATCGCTATAATCTGCAGGAAGAAAATCGTTATACTTTGCAATATTAATCCAAGTAGATCTACTAATTATTCCAGATTGATACCATTCAGAAACTAGTCTCATAGCTCCCTCGCCACCAACCATAGGCGCAAAATCGCTAGACATTTGAAATTCAATGTCGTCACCACTGTAGTCAGTATTATAATACCAATTAAGCATAAACGCCATGCATTCGCGAATAGTTCCTGAAACTTTAGCGTTTAAAGTCCCTAGCTGCGCGGTTTGAGATGCGTTTCTAATTTCTAAGGCAACCCCTGATTGTGCTGTTTCTGGGGAAAGCATTCTTATACCCATTTTAGCCATTTCTTGAACTGTAGTTTCAATCGCCTTTTCCATATCTTTTAGCGCAGCTGTTGGTGTTTCCAACACGCTTATAGATTCGTCTTTGCGAACTCTTAACCAAGTTCCGAGTCCCGAATTTACAATGTCGTCAAACTCCTCGTCTGTCATGTCCGATTGAACTACAGGGGTGTAAGTAGCAGCACCATAAAGAAGATGGTTTCTCCGAGAAACTTTATTATAAAGAGACACTTCTCTATCTATAAGAGGCATGAGAACTGGCTCAACAGGTTCGTACTGACCATTTAAAGGCCATGCCGGAATTCGCATAAGACGCTCCCCGAACATAGTCGGGTATACTGTGTTAACTTTTCTAAAACCAATTTCGCTAATTGATTCTTTATATTCTTGCCTAACATCTCCGTTTAAAACTTTAATTTCTTGGTTAGTATCCGGATGTTCATAAAAATCTAACACCAAACGACCTGTTTCATCTAAATAATGATCACAAACCGTATCAATGTAGTCTGGATGCCACGGATTGTCTGGCTTGTATTTTTCTACAAGGTATCGAGTAACCCATCTTGTTAGTGTCTTTTGCCGAGTTATTGGATGAGTTCTGACTTGAATATTTATTACGTTTTCTGCCTTAATCACAACAGGGTAAGGCTTTATCATAGCTCTTTCTTCTGGAGTCATGTTGTCGTACTCTTGCTCTCCAACTTGAGGTCTATCAACATAAACCCATGCTCTAGAAGTTTGAAGTTCTTCCCAAAGTGCATGATCTAAAAAGTTAAATAAAGATCTTCCGTCTAAAGTAAAATCATTTTTTAACCATTCTTCAGCTTCTTCTGGAAGCTCTTCTGGAAGTCTTAAATGAGAGTCTTTTCTTAAAAGTGCACTAATTAATACTTTACAATATTGTGCTACAAGTCCAGGAAGCTCTGCCTCTGATCTGTAAAAATCATATTGACGTTGAGTCATGCTTGTTGAAAAAGGAATCAAAAGATTTTTATATTCTGGTTCTAAATATTCGTCGTGAGCCTTTACGTTGTCTTGCCCTTGTAAAATAGCTCTTGATCTTTTCCACAAAGGTTTAAGGGAGTGATAGCTTGCGCTGGGATCGGCAACGGAATATTTTACCGACTTGGTTGGTTTAGTTAGCTGTGCCATTCTCTATCCTTTACCATTTTACTTTATTTGCCCACCATGCAGCAGACATTTTTCCCTTGGCTATATTGGTAGCGTGACGCGCTTTCCAAGCAAGTCTTCTTTTTCGATATGATTCAGATTCATTTGCCTTTTTAGGAGAGCCTGTTGCTCCTTGAGATCCAAATCGTATTGTTTTAATTTGGTCGCCTGACTTAGCAACAACAATATGAGACTTAGTAGGGTGATTTGGAGTTCTTTTTGGTTTATTAAAACCAGAAACACCAGCTCTTTTTAATCTTGAATCTTTTTCATTAGCCATATCGACCTCTTATGTAAATTAGTGGGAAGCCCTTTTAAAAGCTTCCCTTTAGAGACTGTCAGATAAAAATACCTGTCTCCTTATGTTTTATTCTTAAACGTCAGGTATTTAAATCATTTCAAAATGAGGACCATCTATAAATGGTCTTTTGCCTTGACTTCGCCGAAGATCAATGTAGGACATCATAGCTTCTTCCATGCTGCCATCCCATTTTCTTATATCTTCGACACTCCATGCCGCTCCCCATTTAATTCCAACGTCATTTAGTATAGCTGCTTCTTTCATAGCATCAGCTAAATCATCGTAAACATTTAGCTCCCAAGAACCGTTTCCGTCTACGTAAGCCATAAGATCTACTGCTCTTCCTTCAAGATGTTTTGATTTCATAGTCTGAGATCTTCCTGCTGCATAAAGTTTTTTCTGCTCTTCAAGAGTTCTAAGCCCATAAACGACTCCAAAGTCTACCTTTGTAAGTTTAATGGCGTCTTTTACTACTTGAACAAGAAGCTCATTAACTCCTTCTAATTTGCTTAAACTTCTATTGCTTAATTTAAAACTCATTTCTTTACTCCAAAAAGTCTTGTTGCAGATCTTACACCAAAGCTAGCTGCTACAATAACGCCTAAGGTATATTGATACCAGTCTGGCATTATTTCAAGTGCAGCAAAACCATTTGCTACAACTTCTCGCCCCCAATTTCCGGTAAAAACTAAAACAAGAGGAATGCTAAACAAAATTGTTAGCCACTCGTCTTTCCAAGAAGACTGTGAGCCTTCTGCCATAATTTTTTCCCAGTCTGCTTCACTAGTTGCTCTAGAAAGCATAATTTGAGCTTCGGCCTCTGATTTAGCTACTTTAGCCTTTGTTTCAGCGGCCTTTGTATCAACTTTGGATTTTAGCCAAGTACCTGCTAACTCACTTATTGGTCCTAATAATGCTGTTAACATTCTTAACCTTCTTTCTTATGTTTTTCGTTCCCAAGCCAAACTGCAAAACAACCAGTCAAAGCTCCCATGCAAACTGAAACTAAACCGGATTGTTGTACAGTTGGATCAGGAAGTGTCATGTACCAATGAACAGATTGATATGTTAATATTGTTACTGCTAACATCATAAGGCGCGGCATTATTTGCCACTTTAAAACCCTTTCCATTGCTATTTCTGTCATTTCAACTCCTTAAGTTGGTTTTGATGGCCATTCAACATTTAAAGGAAATCCTTCTTGTTGTGGGACGTTTAGAAGGGCGGTTCTGTATGCCGCCCATTCTGCTTGTTTTTCTGCTGTTAAATCTGCCCACCTAAGAGGGTTAGATACGAGAGGGTCTATTTCTTTTTTAAGAATAGCGTCCCTTTGGCTTCTTACAATTAAACTATCATTTTCTAATTTAGCTGCTACGTCTTCTACCCAAACACCGTCTACATAGTCGTGGAATGGATGTGGCTTTTGAACTACAGCTATTACTTCCTCTCCGTCTGAAAGGTTTAATGATGCAAAATACTCATCTAGGTTTTCTACAGGTGTAGTATTTTCCCAGTAAGCATTGTGAGTTTTATTATAAAAGTATTGATACATATCTAATCCTAACTTAGTCTTGAGGCATGATAGCTGCCATGATTTGTTTGTCTATAGTACCATCCTGGTGGAATAATAGGTGAACCTACACCATCGTGACCGTTATCATCACTCTTAGCAGAGATAATAACGTATCCAGACATGCTTGAATTGTTTGCAACCTGGATATAAGTTGCACCACCCCCTGCAACCGCTTGGGAAAAGCTGATTTGAATAGGTCTTCCAGTATTATTGTGGAATACAGTGTTTTGTGTAAAGCTAAATGCCGACCAAGTTTGGTCATAACCTACAGATTGTCTTGCAACAACTTCTGCGTTAGTTAACAGCGCACAGTCTGCAAGCGAGTCGGTTTCTACATAGTAGTATAAAACACCCGCACCACCTGCTGCACCGTCACCGTAAGAAACAGGACCGGAACCATTACCTCCATTACCACAAGAGTAGGTAAGTGTACATGCACCTTCAGATGACAAGTTAATAGTAGACGCACCGTGCGCACCTGCTCCACCACCAGCACCACCTTTTTTAGATGATGTATCCCAGTCAGGAGAACGGCCACCACCGCCACCGCCACCAGAACCAAGGGAACCTGCAGTACCGTCATTACCAGAGCCGCCTCCAGCACCTCCAGCTGCATAAGCAGAAGCAGCACCGTTGTCGCCTCGGAATTTATCAGAACCAACCCCGTTACCAGCGGCACCACCTAAATAGGTGCCAGAAGCAACAGTCGTGCCGTTAGAGTCGCGAGTAAGTACCCAAGTAGTGTTTCCACCTGCAGTTGGTGAACCAGCACCTTGAGCACCGTCACCGCCGCCACCGCCGCCAACACCTTCAATATTTAATTCTACAACACTAGCGGCAATTGCTACAGTTTGACTAGTTGCGCCTGTTAAAGTAGTAATAGTAGAAACTAGACGTTGACCTTTTGTAATTTTAGGGTTAATCAATTTAGTTTCATCAACAGTAAACACAACACCATGTTCAGAAGTTGTACCTTTGTTGGCACCCGTTGCAATAGCAAATTCTTGAACGCCGTTAGGGTTTCCAATCCAAAGACCGTCTGCTTGGTCGTTGTAAGAGGTTTTACCAACAGCCCATCCACCACCATCACCATAAACAACGTTATCTTCAATCGTCAATTGGTTAGCATAAATAATTTGTGCCGACATGTGTTGAGAAACAGATTCGTTACTTATAACAGTAGGTGCAAAAATAGCAGGAACATCAAAGTCTAATGTATGATCAGACCATGTTTGAGTAATAGCGTTCCATACACGATAAGATGTCTGATTAGGGTTAGTTGAGTTAATGAATCTACCCCAAGCTTTAGAAGTGCTAGGTATTTCGTTCATGCTGTTAATAGGGTTAGCTTCAACAAAAGACTGACTAAACAATGTTTGGTTAGTTGAGTCATTAAGTGTTGGGTCTCTGTTATCGATGACATAATCTGCGCCGTTAAGCACAATCATAGTGCCATCACTGCCTTTGTTTTGGTAGTTAATCTCAAATACAACGTCGGTATTATCGTTAAAACTTGGAACAGTCATAGTTCCCGATAATCGATTTACAGCAAACATGTAAAGAGTTTTGCCCGTAGCAATTTCTTTTACAAAATCTACGTTTGTTACTTCAAATGTAAGCGAACTACTGCCGAAAGTATATTTAATGGTCGAACCAGCTTTAACAGTTGACAATTTATTTAATTGGTTAGTAGAGTTAGCAGTATTTTCATCAGGATTTAACAACCCTATGTGGGTTATATCAACATTAGTGCTTGGCACAATTTGATTATATCTATTTGCAAGACTACCTGAAGAACTTGATATTATGTTGTTAGAATCAATAGATAATGTACCACTTGTTTCAAGTAAAAGATAGTCTCCATCACCAGTCGCCATGGGGGATACACCATTGCTTGAGCCATAAAGATACAAATCATCATACTTTAATGAGGCATACTCGCCAGCGGCAGCGCCATCTGCTCCGTCCGTTCTTTGAGCATAAATAGCAGGAGTGCTAAAGGTTATGCTGGCAGAGGTTTCATTAGGTGCGCCCGTTGCAACACCTGATGATCTGTAAACTATATCACCATCTGCACTTATAGCAGGAGCCGTTTGAGACCAGTTAGTAGGTGCTGTAAGAGTACTGTTAGTAAAGTTGTAAGTTCCTCC